AACTTTTTCCATCACGCCTTTAGCAACTTCACTGTCCCATCCTTTACCAGTCGCTAGACCAGCAAATTTTGCGTCAACGATATCTTGCTCAAAAGTTTTCTTCCAATCGCCTTGACCATTTCTGTCAGAGAAATGTCTTTTAGACTCTCTGATGTTCATGATTTCTTCTGATTTCTCAGCTAATTGAGATTCAAGAGATTTAACAACTGATTCTAAGTTAGAATAGTTCTCATTAACTCTAGATTCCACGTCATTCATTAGCTTTTCAGCTCCTGATAGACCTGCTTCAACTATAGTTTTAGTTTTTTCCTGATCTGCTACTTCAGCAGCTTTTTGAACTTCGGCGTCGTCAGTTGCTTTTTGAGCAGCTTCGTCTGCAGCCTTCTGTTCAGCAGCTTTTTGTTCAGCTTGTTTCATTGCAATTTCAGCAGCTGTATCTGCAGCTACTTGCTTTGCGAATGCCTCAAGATTGAACTCTGAGTTGCTTTCAGGAGATTTATTTTCTTTTGACATATTTGTCTCCATGTTATGGGATTCCTCCCTTCTTGGCTGCTCAACATTAACAGCGTCTGCTGATTCTGCTGGGTTAGCCTTATAAAAAGTTTGCTTATACTTGTTGTAATCTTCCATACTATCAAATGACTTGCTTAAGCCAAAGGTTGCCCCTTGGTTGCAAGGTACTGATACTACAGAGACTTCGAAAAGTTCCGCGTCCTTTATTTTGTATCCATCGGTTTCTGTCATATAATCGGCTTCCTTGACTTTGAAACCGACAGAAAAAGCTCCAAGGACACCGTCTTTAATTAATTGCGTTACATCTCCAGCAGCTTTTGATATCTTTGCAGATATTTCTAAACCGTTTTCTGTAACTTTTAAATCTTTTGCACGACCAATTGGTTTGTCGTAGTTGTGATTAAACAAAATAATTGGATTGTTTTTGAAATTCTCTAATCCACCTTTTGTCCATGCATCGCTTTCAATAATATCTCCAGCTCTGTCAATACCATTTGTACTTGCAGAACCTTTAATATCTATACCGCCATCATCAGTTTCACCTAATGCTTTAAAAGTGCTTGTCCAATGATAAATTTTATTCGACATCTTTTTTCTCCACTTTCTTAGCAGGTGCTTTCTTAGCAGGTGCTTCTTTTACTTCTGGTGTGACTACTACGTCTACTGGGTATCTTTTTGAGACTACACTAAGTACTCTACTCCAAGAACCAAATGCTCTTCTTAATAAGTAATCTTTAACAGGAACATCAGCCCCTTTTGCTTTATAAGCAGGTAGATCCATTATACCACCTTCTTTTTTAAAGTACTCAGAAAGAGACTTTACCATCATATCTTTTGTCATAATTATTCTTCCTCGCTTGGGGCAGCCTCTTGAGGTCTACCGCCTTGTTCCGGGCGTACGGCTGAGCCTGCTATATTTGCAGGTACTCTTGGCTCATCAAATCCGGCTACAGGTTCTTTTCCTAATGCTTCTCTTGCTTCATTGGCACTTAATATGCCTGTGTTTACAAGTGTAGCATAGTATGCTGCCTGGTCTCTCAATTCTGGTTGTAAAGCAGGAATACCTGTTACATCTTCATCTAATGAAAAACCAAAAAATCTTTCTAGTGCGCAACTTACCTTCTTAACTATTGGTAGTATTGTTTCTAGATAATATAGTCTGTGATTGGGTCTTATGTTTGCATTATTACCACCGTCTAATAAAATTGGTGGTATTCCCATGGCTTCTAATATAATTCTTTCATTTGACTTTATGCCTTCTTGAAAGTCTAAATCTTTAAAATTAACTTCAGTTAAATTTTCTACTGTTAGTCCTCCATCTAGGAATAGAGGTCTTCTACCTCCAGACTTAGGATTATATCTAGCTACCCATGCTTGCAACATTCTCTCTTTGATTTTTTCAGAAAGAGTGTTAGGTGACTTAAGTACTAATCCTGGTACTGCTCCATTCTTGAAGAAGTTATCCTGGAAGTCTCTCATATTTGTTAATAACTGCATAGTTCTAAAAGCAGGCTTTAATCTTGGGACTCCTCTATAAATAGAATTGAAACTGTTTTCTTTAATATGTATAATCTCGCTCGGACTATAATCTATTGAGTTATCATATGTAAACTTTTCTATGTATGATTTGTCATCTGTATAAATAGTAACTTTATCTGCTGGTAGGTGATATAAATGTGCACCGTCAAAGTAAATAAAGATGTTACCATCTATGAGTAGGTCAATTATAAGGTTTCTTTTAAAGCTGCTTACATCTTGAAAAGGGTTAGGTTCTTTATTAAGTAATAATTCTACTTTAGACTTACGAATATTTTTTACAATATTAGTAGCACCAAGTACTTTTTCTCCAACTCTAAAAGGTATTTCAGAAACATCATCTACAATCATATTTACAGCTCTGTTAACAATCTCTAATTGTTCATAAGCGTTTCTATAATTTGTTACTACTTCACGAGAGTCAACTGTCATTCCCTCATTACGGGATATAACATATTGAGCAGGATTTAACTTTTCCTCTCTATTTCCTAAGAATCTATCATACCATGCCATATTTATCTCTCTGTTTCTTGACCCATCTATTTTGTTTCTCTGCGTGTATCAACTTGGGTCTTTTACCATATATTGAGTGTAACTTCATATGGTGACTATGGCAGAGTGTTACTGTATCTTCGTAAAGTTCTTTATAGTGTTCATCAATAAAGGCTTCTCGAATCTCTAGTATTTCTTGTTCGTTATTAATAATTAATTTTTTCTTTTTTATCCAAGTTTCTAGTAGTTCTGTAAGCCCGTGATAGTGATGAAAATCTAACTGTTCAGTGTCACCACATATATAACAGCTATTTGACTTATTATATTGTGATTTCGCTTTATCTCGTACGTATTTAACTAAATCTCTTTTGAAATTCATATTTCTACTCTTAATTAGAATTATACCAAAAACATACAGCAAATGTCAAGAACTGTTTTTTACAGGTCTTATTAGAACGTTGTGGCTGATGTTTCAAATGTATATAACGCATATCGCATAGCATCAGCCATATGGGATGCCATGTTATGCTTTGGTTTCTCTTTTAATAAATTAGGGTTTGGGTCCCATTGATATTGGTCTAGGGACGATATGGCTTCTTTGCAAGTTTGATTTACTATAAGGTCATCATTGTCTACAATGCCTGCTACATGACCTATACCATCTAATACTGACTTTTTGGCGTTTATAGTACTAATATCATAGTTTTGTGCAAAGTCGTATCTTGTTTGTTGAGCTGCAGAGTCAATATAAATATAATCAATGTCCCATTTTTGAATTAATTTTTGAATGTGTCTTGCATGCTGTTCTGTAGTCTTTTCAGAGTCCATATACTCGTCTAGTAGAAAGTATTTTCTTTCATCCCAGTCGTATGCGATTACACAAAAAGCTGTAGGGTCTTTGTAGCCTACATCAAGTCCAGCAAAAACATCCATATTTTTAACATCCATTTGAGATAAGTCTGCTTGACATGCTTCATGATTAAATGCCCATACTTGACCTTCGTAAACATTAAAGTCTGCCATATACTCTTGGGCAAACTCATTTGCTGACATTGTTTTCTTTGCTTCTATTATATCTGAGTCTGCTACACGAGGATTCTCATGATAGGTTGCTTTTACTGAGCACCATTCAGGAAATTCTTCACTGAATCCTCTATAATAAAATTCCGCAAAGTAATTATTTCTACCCCTTGGAGTAGATATAAAGATTGCTTTTGAGTTTTCTTTGTCTAGTGTAGGTCTTAGTGCGACATTGAAGGCATCTCTTCCATCTGTTAGAGCTGCTTCATCGAATATGATTAAGTCATAACTTCTACCAACAACTGAGTCTACCTGATTGATAGAACCCATTCTTATAGTAGAATTGTTAGATAATTCTATAACTTTATCTTTTGCGTTATCTCTAAGCACTTCTAAGTCGAAGTGCTTAATCAAATTTCTTTGTAAGTCAAATGATATTTGAGATAATGAATAGTTGGGAGACATTAATAGTACATGACTGTTAGGTACTAAACAAACTAACTGTCCTATTATGTTTGAAATATATGTTTTGCCTTGGCGACGTGAAATAGCCGCACACACAAAACGATATTTTGGATTATTGATAGCATTTATAATTGCTCTTTGTGATGTATTAGGTTCTATTCCTAACAATTCAAGATACTCCATTATAGGGAGCTTAATGAATCGTGACTCTTGTTCCAAGTCCATTAGATAGTTACTAACTATGTCGCTACGGCTAATTTCTATCAATGTAATGTCTCGTCTGGGAACAAGGTGTCTTCGTCATCTATTAGAAGGTCTAGTTCTTTTAATTTAGTATATAGATAACAATAAGTAGCAGATACTTGTTTGATCTTTTTCTCTGCTGGAGATAAAGTTCTAAACTCTTCTGCTTTTATCAAATCTTGTAGTAACTTTCCTGCATGTACTATGCCTTCCTCAAGCCATAGTCGTGTTCCGTTTGCAGTTGTCATTATTTTCTCCTTCGTTTTAATCCTAATGTTCTTTTTTGAGACTTTGGTGGTCTCTTCTTTGAGCCTCCTGGGCCTGCCCAGAAAACTTTGTTTGCCCAGTAAGCAGCGGAAGATTTTCCTTTTCTAATGTTCTTTGCGTGTCGCGCTTTGAAACTTTTTCTTGCTTCTGGACTGTAGTTGTGACCCATGCCTTGGGCTCCGAACCTAATAATCTTTATTTTACCACCGACTCTTACGGCTACTACAGCTTTCTTAGTCTTGTGGCTGGGAGTCTTCTTAGGTTTATTGAGTCCGCTAAGTCCTGCTCGTTTTAGCCTTCCTTTTTCTGCGTCTGTTAGTGCCATTTTCATCCCTTGTTAGTAAAGATCTCTTTACTACTTTGTCGAGTCTGCCCGACTTCATAAGTTTATTTATTCGTTCTAAGATATTATCTTCTTCTCCTTCTCGTCAATAAAGTAGAAGGTGTTTTCTTTCCAAACTTTGCTCTCTTAGGATTGACTGTCTTGCCAAATCTTGGTCCTACTGCCTTTGGAGCTGCCCCGTAAAATCCACCTGGTGTGGACATTGGAGACTTAGTGTTAACATAAGTTCCTGCTGCTGCATTTAAATCACGAGTTAAACCTCTTTTC